AGAAATTTCATATCTCTACATTTTTTAGCTACTAACTCAAGCTCAGGTCCCATCTCTACATTTCTATATTTTCTACAGATTTTAAGAAGTTCCATTTGTTGTTCGAGTTCATAACGATCAGATTGTTTTTGTCTAAATTCTTTATTGCAGGTATGACCAAACTTAAACCGAAGCCTAACTCCTAGATCCCAGCCCTCTCTTTCATATTCATTACCGCTATCGGTAATAGCATAGTCATAATCATCCGTGCTGTATTGAAGATAAGGTTCGATGTGACCGGCTTCACAATTACGCCAGTTGCCACCAAGGTACTCATTTTTGGCGAAGACTTGACTGCAAGCTACTAATGATAGCAAAATAATAATAAGAGAAGATACTAAATATTTCATCCATCTAGTTTCCTTGTCCCTTATTTTTCTTGCGTTTCTTCTTGCCCTTAAGATCTTTAAACTTCGATATCTCATCTTGTATTACCTCAATTTTCATTTTGATTACAACCATGTCCTGAGACAATGAAAATGATCTTTGTAGTGACCATCCTCCAAGCGCTAATACAATAGCGAGTAAAGCAGTTATTAATTTATCATTCATTAGTTACCTTTGGCGTATACTCATACGTTTCTTGTTCTGCTTCTTCTTGTTTTTCTTTTTCGTGACAACATGTACCTGATTTTTCTTTTTCTTTGGTATGCATATTGCAAGTTCGTTTTTCTTCTATTGGCATACTTCACACTCCACATGTTTACACTCCGTACACGGGCAAACCCCGTATAAGTCTGAATGTCCACTTACATTACAGTGACAGTCACAATTACAATTTTCACACTTCGTCGGGTTCATTTTTAGTTTCCTCTATATCATAAAAAAATTTATCTGAATCTTCCGTTCTCCATTTTCTTGTGTTCTCTACATTCCATTCTCTTGTTTGAACTTTCCAATCAGAAGGAATTTCATCCTTAACCGTAAAAGATGGAATACTCCATATTAATCGATTGTTAGGTTGAGCTGCATAATTGCCATCCTCTAAGGCGAGAATGTGCGCGCACTTATGTTCGTGCGGAATTTCGGAATGATCCGTGTCGACTATATTACCCTCTGGGTGAGCCCAGTCAACTGTAAAAAGATAATGACCATGATGCCATTTCTTATCTTTACCATAATATTTGCCGGATTGGCTGGCTAAAAGATCGTAAGTAGTAATAGCAGGATAATAACTAAAACAATTCCAAAGCTCCAACTCGTCAAGTGGAGTCCGAGGAACTTTTTTGACATCAAATCCTCGCTGGATGAAGGCAGAAATTGGAAGACGATAGAAGACAGCACCATTTTCCATAACTGCATGAAAGAGTAAAGCATGCCCTGTAAGCGATGCCATACCAAAGATGATACAGTCTTCACTCTCTCCCACATGTCCGGAAAGGTCATATAGATACTCCCTTCTTACTTGCGCGTAAGTCGCAGGAATATTTACGTTTAAATATGCCATTTAACATAAACCTCACTTAGAATGCTGCGATAATTAAAATTACGAGTACAACAGCACCTGCAATCACAATTTTTCTGTGATTATTCCACAGGTCCTTTGCGGCGTCTTTTATCATATCCATAGTTTCCTCCTATTTATCGTATATATCTCCCCAATTTTTTCCATGTTCATAATCTACTTTATTGGGAACTTCAAGTGTAACAGCATTCTCCATAATCTCAACGATTTTCTTGGCTTCATTATCGTCATTAATGGAAACACATAACTCATCATGAATTTGAATATGTGCAACTACACCTGCCTTATAGAGTTCTAACATAGATTTTTTAGTCATGTCTGCTGCTGAACCCTGTATAAGTTTGTTTAAAGATTTATAAGTATAAGCTCTTCTGATTCCTGGTCCATGTTCCTTGAGTGCTTCTTCGTGTGACAATGCTTTATGCATCCCAAAACTATTGGGTTCCCATAAATGGAACCGGCATAGTCTTCCAAGTAACGTTCTAATTTGCCCACGATCCTGAGCTCTATTAGATGCTTTCTCCATCAGTTGTTTAACAAATGGAACTTTATTGTGATATTGATTAAATAATTCTGCAGCTTTATCTTTAGTTACTCCGAGTTCTGCTTGAAGTTTACCTTTCCCCATTCCATAAAATAATCCTAAGTTAATAGTCTTGGCTTGGGATCTAGGAATCTGGGCCATGTCTGCTACAGTCTGGTGAAAATCTGAATCTGAATTTGCTTGATAAGCATCCACAACATCATACACGGAGGGTAATTTATATAGCGCTGCGTAATGAACAACGAGTCTTGGTTCTTGTTGTGAGTAATCAAAACAACCCCACTTACATCCTTCTTCAGGTATGAATAAACTTCTAATCTTAGGTCCTAGATCTTTATTACGTGCGGGAATTTGTTGCAGGTTAGGGTTTTGATAACTAAATCTGCCTGTAACTGTTCCACCTCCTGCGTTTCTTAATTGATTAATTTCTGCATGGATTCTACCTTTATGTTCGTATCTTAAAATAGAATCAATGAATGTAGTATGAGCTTTGTTAATTTCTCTAGCTTTAGCAATCATTCTAACCACTGGATGTGAATGTTCTTGTAAAAAATTTTTAGTAAAAGAAGGAGCAGCTGTTTTTTCTGTACGTGGGTATTCTATTTTTAACATATCAAATACATTAGCTACCGATCTTGCGGCCCATATTTGTGTGTCAATATTGGTTTCTCCTTTAATTTTTCTTAAGAGTTCTTGTTCTTCAGCGATAAGTTGTTTTTTCATAGCATGAGCTCTTTCTACATCTACTCTTACTCCTTTGAATCGCATGTCAACAAGACATGGAAATAGATCTGTTTCTAAATCAAATATATCTTCTAAGTCTTGATGAAGTATTTCTTTTTTCATCTCTTGCCATAAGCCTAGAGTAATCTCAGCATCTCGTTCAGCATAAGATCCTGCATGCATAGCCGGTAACTTATACATTTCTGCTTTGGGATCGATTCCCCATTCTTCAGCAGCTTCAGCTAAAGCTCTTTCATTCTTTCCATAGCCTAAATAATGCCAAGATAAACTATTTAAATCATACCTAAATCTATTTTCATCAGTAATAGCTGATGCAATCATAGTACAAACAATGTCACCATTAATTTTAAATCCTGATGCTCTTAACCAACACACGTCGTAAATAGCATTGTGAAAAATTTTTGTAGAAGGTGCTTCTAATACATCTTTGAGCCACATGAATACTTGTTTCTTATCCATGTTTCCTCCACCTTCATGAGCAATTGGAAAATATCCTTTATAGAATGAAGTTGCTACTGCAACTCCAATTATTTCTCCATTACCAATTACTGAACCAGATCCTTTCTTAAGGAGATCAGGATCTTTGGTTTCTAAGTCTATTGCTATTTCATCTACTTGTCTTAAGTCTGGAAACTCTGTTGGTTTAACCCATTCAGTTTGTGCTTCAAATTTTGGGATTCTCATTTGTTTCTTAAGATCCCCCAGAAATTAGGTTTATCCATCGGATTTGGAGTTTTATAATCTCTTTCAATAATCATTTCACAATAATGTATTGCCTTCAATATATCCTGCTTTCCATCTTTATACGGGTGTCTACATATATACTTTATTATGTTGCCTTCTGCAAATAACATTCTATTTTCATGCACAAACTCACTAGGCTGAATTTTCATTTTCTTGTAGTGGGCCCCACCGATCTGCTTAGTGTACACTTTCGATGTCATATCCATTACTCTCCTTTCGTGCTGCCATTATATAAAGGTTCTGTTTTGTTCTCGTTACTCCTACATACCATATCCTGTTTTCTTCATCGCTTTTATCAGGGGATCTTTCAATCGCTTCTCTGATGTTTTTGGTATTGTCTAGTATTAGTAATACGTTATCAGCTTCACCCCCCTTAGCGGAGTGAATGGTAGATAAATTAACTCTTGCCGGTGCGTCTAGTGTTTCTCCTTGCGCCAACATATTTCTGATGTAAAGACTATCTTCATGTTCAGTTTCAAATACATCAAACCATCTATCGGTATGGCTGTATCCAAACTCTCTTAAATCATACATACGTTCTTCTTTTTGTGGGAATTCTTTACCTAGATATTCAAATAAATCTCTACATTCTGTTAAAGAAAGTTGGGCTCCATTGGTCCATCTGGTAAAATTTTGTATGGCTGCAAAAAGTCTAGCCCTATAACTTTTGCGTCCTTTGTATTCAAAATAAATCCCTAGTTCCATAAGCTGTGGTTTAAGTTTAATAAGGCGATCATTATAACGAGCAAGTACGAGCCATTTCCCTTCATGGAGAGGTACATCTTCTAATGCCATTATATGGTGGACACTTCCTTGTTCATCTCTTGCTTCCCATTCTTTTTTTATTCTCCTCTCATCTGGTATTCTATCCAAAATATTGTTCGCAATGTGTTGAACAGCACGTGGTACTCGGTAAGATTGTGGCAAAACAATTTCTTTAGCCTTCTCATCTTGAAATCTTTTAACGTCTGCGCCGGCCCATGCATAAATAGCTTGGTCATCATCACCCGCTAAAATCATATGTTTTGTGTGCGTTTTTAGAATTTCAAACATCTTCCATTGAATAGGGGATAAATCTTGTGCTTCATCAATAAAAACTACGTCAAATTTTGGACACATTTCCGCCATAATAAATTTATCAATCATGTCGGTAAAATCTTTCAACCCAAACGCATCTTTATAATTATTAATTTCATCTTCTAGGATAGGAATTAAATTTTTATCTAGATCAGGAGAATACATATCGCTGTTGTATTCTTCTTCGCTGGTAATACCTTTGATTCTAGCTGCGTTAATTAAATTAAAATATTCACTATCTGAATCTACAAATCCTGTTCGTTCTTGACCATCACTATAAACTGTAACTTCGATCCCTAATTTTTTTCCTATATCTTCATAGTGTTCGTCCTGCATCACTTCACTTTTTTTCATACCCAATCTTTCAAAAGCTAATGAATGTAATGTTTGAAAACGTTTTAAATGCTTGTAGGATAGGTCAGGATAGCTGTCCAACATTCTGTTTTTTGCTTCATTTGCAGCCTTTTTTGTGAAGGCAAAATAGCCTATTTTCTCCAGAGGAGTTCCTAGTTTTAAAAAGGTTTTAACATATTTTAACAGTCGAGTTGTTTTCCCTGTTCCCGGAGGCCCGAGTATTTTTCTCATCATAATAGTATCGCTCCAATAATAAATCCGACAATAAACCAAACAATTTCTTGTCTATAGTACAAGGACCATATCTCAAATTTTTCTTTATATTTTTTAATCATATGATGTCCTTTTGGTGCTTGAGTCTGGTATGATAAATCGGAACATTTTCAAACTCTTTAATAGAAATTTTAACTATGTTTTTAGTTGGTGTGTTATATTTACCTTTCGTCTTACTAGGAAATCTTTTCTGTTCCATAAATTCTATGTCACAATTTTCATAAGTCTTCATCATCATGTTTCCTGTTTTATCTTCAGTGTATTTCCAATTCTTAGATTTTAATTTGTCATAAAATTTATCAAATTTAAAAAAGGCATAACCTTCTTCAATTAAGACTGTGCCCGATTTAAAGCTGGCGTCATTAGTAGCTTTAGCTCCATTTATTTTAGCATGCAGAACATCGTGTAGTTTTTCTTTAGGGGTTGTACCAATAGGAGGGGAAACTATCTTTTGTGTCTTCCATAATGCATCAAGAACAGTTTGATCTTCATCTCCTTTAATAATAGGAGGAGCAAACCCTGCTGCTTTAGAAATTGCATTTCTTCTTTTACGTTGATCATTCACATGTTCTACACTTCTGCAATGAACTGTAGCTGTGCTGATACCATCTGATTTAATTACATCAAATTCAAATTCTGGTTCTGGTTCCAAGTCTATTTTTTTTAAATTAGTTAATTCTGGATACGTTCCTTTAGATCCTGCTAAAACTCCAAATCTTTTTTTAACACAGATTCCTTTTTTACAATGATCACTAATAGGACTCTGTGTACAAGTATATCCTTTTAAAGATCTTGCCCATGATCTGACTTTCGCGTTTAATAATTTATCGTCCCATGCATTCGCATGTTGTTCTGCAAAATATTTGACGGGTGCATTCTTAACTTTTTGTTTCCATGTATCTTCATATTTCATTTTAACAAAGACATGATAGTTATACATAAATCTATCTTTGCCATCAAAAGTTGGATCTTTCATAATGGTAGAAAGATGAGCGAGACAAGGAGGCCCATCTTTAAAATCATCATCCGCTCCTTCATAGATTTGTCTATCAATATCTTCGGTAATGTTATCTAAACTATCTTTACCTACTAAATTAGCTTCAGCTACTTCAATAAATTGTTCGAAGGTAAAAAAAGTTCCATCAACGTTAAGTGCTCTACGTTCTGTTCTTTTATAATAAGGTAAATTAATAAATTGTCCTGGTCTTAATTCTCCAGTTTCTGTGTCTTTAGTTAATTGTGTCTGCTTGGGAAAAATTTCTGTGTCTGGTTTTAGTTTAAAAAGAGGAAGAAGATTACTTAAGAAAGATACTAGAAGAGTCGCGGATATAAAATCCTTCATAAAAATAAAGAGATGAAGCCCTCCACTTTTAGATTCAATAGGGATTAAAGGTAATTTAAATTCTTGAATTTTGTCTATAAAAAATTTTCTATCGAAGTTATCATAATTATTTGGATCTATATCAATAACCCCAAATTTAACTTCTGAATTCTCATTGGTAGGCTGAATTCCTACAGATTTAGAGCCCTTTAAATGGTCTGTATAGATTTGATCTGTAAATTCTTCAAAAGACCACCTATAATCTGGTTTCTTTTTACCACTAACGGGATCAATTTTTACGTTGGTCCAATCAGCGACACCATAGGCGCGCCTATAACCATTAAATAAATTTATATATTTCTTTTCCATAATTATCTTTCAGAGGGGCGAGTTAAGTCTCCCGCTCTCGCCCCTTTTTTAATCGACTAATCGATTAAACTAGAAATGCGAGTCAGACCCTTTTGGTTTTTCAGCGCCATGTTTAGCTTTGATACTTCCTTTAGAAATATTTTCACTAAACGTTTTAGCTTGCTGATACATCTGAGTATCTGATACAGGACCAATTTTACTTACTTCCCAACCAAACCAAGTGCCTTTGTCATTCGACATTTGAGTAGTTTTTAGTTTGTAAATGTGGCTGAAAGATGCAGGAGTAAATAACCCCGTCTTACCTTTCAATTTAATCCCACTCATCATTGAGTTCCACTTTCTACTAATTTTTAATTGAGTAGATTTCATAGAAATCAACGCTGTTGAAGGACTATCTCCTAAGATAATTACAAAATGAGATGCTGTCTTCTCAAGATAGTTACCGTTTGGTAATCTATCTTTGTAGTTTGCATCTGGTTTTGTTTTAGACATAATGTCAGATGAGGAATCATAGATAGCAATTGGTGCTCCTAATCCTTCTCCTCTATCTTTCCATTCTATGTACTCGAGTTTATAAAAGCATGGAATGACATCAATGCCCTTCACACCATCATATAACTCACCAGTGACAGAATTGAAAATCATTCCTGCCTTGGCACCTTTGACATATTTACCATCCCTCTCATTTACTTCGGGAGATAATTGTCCAAGGATTTTTAGAAACGGCAATGCCAAATCTTGTTGGCTTATATTGCCTAAACCCTTACTTGCATCCTGCTCAAATACATTGGCAGGAACAGAAGAGTTTGTTTTTTGTTGTACCTCGTTCATGGTTATTGTTTCCTTGTTATTTTTGTTCGGTTGCCTGCGAACAGGTTAAATAAATCAGAGGGCATATCCTGTCCAGATTCGACACGCTCTCTGACTAATGCTTTAAGTGTCATTGGTTCAACCTTAAATTTCTGGACCGGTTGATACCCTTGACCTTGCGCAAGGCTAGCATATTGCGTAGCCTTATCGTCTTCGTTACGACCAAAAGCAACAGTGACTTCATTTTTAATCAAATCACCTAGGCCGTTTTCTCGAAGCCATTTAAATGCTTCTTCCTGTCTTGCTTTAGGAATTGAAGCACCGTACACGGGTTTCACTTCTACTGAAGATCCATCCGCTAGTTTTAATGTGGAGATATTCATTTCCTGCATCATTGTAGGAATGACTTCTCCTGAAACTAAATCTCTTTTTCTTTTCAGTTCCTTCAGCTCTTCCTCTTTACTAACTACTTCGTCTTCTAACTTTTTTAGTTTTACTACTTGATCAGATAAATTTTTAGCTTCATTTACTGCACCTAAATCTTCTCTCTGATCTTCTTCAAAATTAATACTACTCATCAATTTCTCCTTTCTCATGTAAGTTTATTGTAATGGGATAATATTGTCTTTCTTGTTTGTCCCATTTTAATAAGTTGTATTTTCCGTTTGTAAGTTCAGACACAATAGAACATGCTACACCAATAATCGCTGGATCTCCAGTTAATAATAAATAATC